GCTGACCAAAACCCCACGCAAGCGCAAGTCCAAGCCTTGTTCGATTATTGTCCAGAACGTGGACTTCTCACAAACAGGTTTACACGTAGCCGGTTGTCCCGACTCGGTGACCAAGCAGGTTGGTTCACGAAGGCAGGGCGGCAGGTTAGTGTGAACGGGAAGAGTTACCCCGTAAAGAAGATCATATGGTTGTACGTTACTGGTGAGTTTCCTACTGGGGGGTACATCATCAACAAGAACAACAACAAACAAGATGATCGGATAGACAATCTGGAATTCTTTGAAGGGGAGAAAACAGCTATCCTCTTTGAGAATCCAGATTTACCTACCCAAGAAGAAGTTAGGGAGTACTTCAACTACCACCCCCGCTCTGGACGAATGACATACCGTAAGACTTATGGCCCAACACGTTTAGAGGGTCAGATCATAGGCCGACCCCATATCAAATTCGATGTTTGTGATGTAGGTGCGTATCACTACCCTGTTGCACGGTTGGTATGGCTAGGTCATCGAGGTGAGTGGGTACGCAATGAGAGCCGTATCCGAACCTACGTTGAAGAGGACGTGTTAGGGCATAAGAACGGTAACCAAAGAGACAACAGAATAGGCAATCTTGAACGTAGGGTGTTGTCAATCGTTGATGACGAGGAGCGACGACTAGCCTTGCTCAAGGTCAATCGCACTGAAATCGCTGGGATCAACTGGGACACAGAGAGGCAGAAATTTATTGCCCGTATCGTGGTGGATGGTAGAAACATGTTAGTGGGTGCTTATTCTAGCGTGCAAGAAGCTGAAGTAGCGAGGGTAGAGGCTATTAAAGAGATTGAGGAGTCAGACAAAATACTAGCGGAGATAACTGGAGGTAGCTAATGGAAATCGTGGCAGTTCTATTTCTGCTTTATGATGGGCAGTGGGTTGCAGTGGAAGAGTACAAAACATTGGAAGAGTGTGGTGCAAGTTTGAAACAAGTGCTCACAGATTATAGGCAGGATGGTAGCTCCCTAGAGGGGTTTTGCCATCGGTTTGAAAAAACAACTGATCTAGAACGAAGTAAGAATAGGTAACGGGAGAAAAGGATGACACCAGAAGTAAAAGTTAAACGGAAAGTTACGGCACAGCTTAAAGAGTTAGGGTGCTACTACTTCTTTCCAGCGACAGGAGGGTATGGCAAGTCAGGCGTACCGGACATAGTTGGCTGCTACAACGGTAGGTTTTTCGGTATCGAGTGCAAGGCAGGTAAGAACAAGCCAACAGCACTACAGGAAAAGAACCTAGCCGACATAGCCAAGGCGGTAGGGATTGCTCTCGTGGTGAACGAAGAGAACATGAACGATATAAACGCGTTACTGGGTGCCCCCGTAAAGAACCCCAATCAGTTAGAATTAGACTTAGGAGTATAGATGACTGAAGAAGAGAGAAGTTATTACGAACATAACGATCTACCCCCTAAACCGTTATCGGTAGGGGTAAGTAGGACAACCATCCTTGATACCGCCAAGCAGTACGTAACACGGGACAGGCAGAACACGCACGGCAAACCAGAAGATAGCTTTAGTAGAATTGCTGATTACTGGAGCGTCTACCTTCAAAGGGAGGTAACCTCAAAAGACGTTTCTATTATGATGACCATGTTGAAGATCGCTAGGTTAGATGATAACCCAACCAACGCTGACAACTGGATTGACGCGTGCGGGTATCTTGCGTGCGGCGGCGAAATAACCCGAAGTGAGGTGCCTAGATGATCGTAGAGTATAAGCCAAAACATGAGGGGACAACTCACGTTAGTCTTGATGGAGAAGAGTTTAGGGTAGGGGATAAAGGACTTTTGTACCGTTGGATGGGAGGGGAGTGGTGCAATACCACTTACGAGAGGGGACGTTTACTGACAGTTGAAGCGTTTGCAAGAAGGCGAGGGGCGAAGCGTTCCACTAACGAGTTTAGGAAATACACGTAATGGATTTGATTACACTAGACTTTGAAACATACTACGACAAAGATTTCTCATTGAGGAAGTTAACCACTGAGGAGTACATTCGATCCCTAGAGTTTGAAGTCATAGGAGTAGGGGTTAAGGTAAACAATGGTCCTACCGAATGGGCGAGTGGGACTCACGAACAAATGAAAAGGTATTTGGATGGTTTCGATTGGGAAAACAGTTCTCTACTATGCCACAACACTATGTTTGACGGTGCTATACTTAATTGGATTTACGATATTCGTCCTTGCGTTTACCTCGACACTCTTTGCATTGCTAGGGCTGTACATGGGGTGGAGGTCGGAGGCAGTCTTAAGGCACTTGCGAAACGGTACGGAATCGGAGAGAAAGGCACAGCAGTTACTGATGCGATAGGCGTACACCGTTGGGAGTTTACAGATGAGGCGTTAGACCTTTATGGAGACTACTGCGTTAACGATGTCGAGCTAACCTATGAACTATTCGGACTTATGGGTAACGCGTTTCCACGTACTGAGCTAAAGATTATAGACCTGACCCTCAAGATGTTTATTCAGCCCATCCTTGAATTAGACGTGCCTTTGCTAGAGGAACATTTAAAAGATACCAAGAAGCTCAAAGAACAATTACTTGAGGATGTGGGGGTTACCAAGAAAGACCTCATGAGTAATGCAAAATTTGCTGGGTTACTGGAAAACCTAGGAGTTGTGGTTCCGATGAAGGTAAGCCCGACAACAGGGAAAGATACGTTTGCACTTGCCAAAACAGATCAGGGGTTTATAGACTTGTTGGATCACGAAGACGTTATGGTGCATATGCTTGCTCATGCCCGTCTAGGTAACAAGTCTACACTAGAAGAAACACGCACTCAGAGGTTTATTAGTATTGCCGAACGAGGAGAACAAGGTAAAGCGTGGCTCCCCGTACCCATCAAGTATTACGCTGCCCATACAGGACGGTTTGGTGGGGATGATAAGATTAACCTACAGAACCTACCAAGCCGTGGGGTAAATGGTAAGAAGTTAAAGCGTAGTATGATCGCTCCACAGGGGCACGTAATAATAGACTGTGATTCCTCTCAGATAGAAGCACGTGTGTTGGCGTGGTTAGCAGGGCAAGACGATTTAGTGCAAGCGTTTACGAATGGAGAAGACGTTTATAAGCAGATGGCATCTATAATCTACGGGGTGCCAGTTGAAGATGTCACAAAAGACCAACGGTTCGTTGGTAAGACCACTATCCTAGGTTGTGGGTATGGTATGGGGGCTAACCGATTCGTAGACCAACTTAAGACATTCAATTTTGAAATGGATATTGACGAAGCCCGCAGGGTTATCAAAGTCTACCGTGAAACGTATTTTCATATCATACGTCTGTGGAGTGATGCGGGCTTCACTATTAAGAACCTAGTGGACGGTAACGCTACAGAGGTAGGACGTGAAGGTGTATTGAAGGTATGTCCCGAACTATCTGCTATCAAGTTACCCTCTGGATTGTTGATGAGGTACGATGATCTACAATGCAATGCGGTTGAGGCTGAGAGTGAGCGGCCCGAATATACCTATAAAACCCGTAAAGGCCGGACACGGATATATGGTGGGAAGCTGATAGAGAATGTATGCCAAGCCATCGCACGTTGTGTTATTGCCGAACAGATGTTAAAAATTAGTAAGCAGTACAAGGTAGTGTTAACAGTACATGACTCCGTTGCGTGCTGTGTACCCGAAGAACAAGAGGAAGAGGCCCGTGCATATATGGAAGAGTGTATGCGCTGGCTACCTGTGTGGGCTGATGGGCTACCTATTGATTGTGAGTCAGGCACAGGACAAGCGTACGGAGATTGCGAATGAGCGATAAACCTAAAGCGGATGTGATTGACTTCTTAGAACGTAAAGCTAAATACACCCCACAAGAAATCGTACGCTTTAGACTACAATCTTTGACTGAAGAGCAAGTAGTAATAAGCGATATAGGGATATTGAAGAAACGTGAAAAGATAATACTGGTTATCGCACAGTCTGATTACGGAGAAAACCCCCCGCAGGTGGATACTGTAATGTTTGATATAGACGAATTACCAAGTGTAATAGAAACGCTAACTGACGCTTATGAGTTTGTGTCTGGTAGGGGAGGAGAAGAACAATGAAAGGGGAATGTGAAACCTGCGGGGCAAAATTGGTCGAATACAAACACGGTCTCTCAAAAGGCTTGTGTCGATCTCTTATCCAAGTAGCTGTGACCTTTAAGGATACCAAGGCTCACGAAATAAAAGAGATGGGGCTTGACTATAACCATCGGTGCAACTTTCAGAAACTTAAATACTGGGGGTTAGTCGAGAAGGTTGGAGAGCAGACGGGTAAGGGAGGACTATGGCGAATAACAGAAGACGGGAAAGATTTTGTCCAAGGAAAAATATCTGTGCCAAAATTCGTTTGGACGTATCGCGGTAAAGTTGATAGGTATGATGGTGACCACATCACTATTTTCGATGTCTCAGATGGGTGGAAATTAAGATCACAATACGCCAAAGAAAGCAGGGCAAGGGGGAGTGAATTAAGATGAGTAAGTGGCCTTGTGGTGTACCAAAAGAACATAGGCGCTCATGGGTGACTAAAGGCACGATAAACAAATGGTTTAAGGTAGGCGATTTGCAAGCTCTAAGCTATATAGCCAAGGTAGAAAAATTAGGATATCCGATAAAGCACCGCGTTCATAATGGGAGTAAGTGCTACAGAGCTTTGGATGTAATCGCCCGTGCCAGAGCTGAATGTTTGGAGATAAAACCAACAGAAGGGGAGCTTGAAAAACAGAATATAGTTGAGTTAAGGCGAACCCGCATAGCGTTAGAGCAGGAAGTGAAGGAACTAGAGGTAGTAAAATCAGCAATGACTCACGTGCTTGATAGTCGTGTGCTTAGTGAGTCATTAACGGGTAAAGCGATGGTATACGCCAGTGAAATTGTGGCACAGTCCGTACCTTATGAAAATCAATGTGGCGTTTATTTCTTAGTAAAGTCTGACCGTGTGGTCTACGTTGGGCAGTCTGTACAAATAGGCACTCGACTGTCAGATCATGCTAAGACCAAAGATTTTGACCGTTACACCTACGTAGCTTGCTCAAAAGAAAAATTAGATGTGTTAGAAAGTTTGTACATCCATGCCCTGAATCCCGAATATCAGGGTCGTTCTGGGTATGAAGGGGAAAGGATTGCGGCACCATATAGTTTTGAACAACTTTCAAACATGAGTAAACTCGCATGAGTATATCCCCGTGGTCATTCAGTAAGCTGAAGTCATTTGAGCAATGTCCTAGGCAGTTTCACCATCTTAAAATTCTTAAGACTTATAAGGAGAGTGAGACCGAAGCCATGCTTTATGGTACTGCATTCCACGAAGCTGCTGAAGAATACATACGAGATGAGACCCCCATGCCACCTCAATTTGCGTACGCTAAAGACGCGT